CTCCTGCTCTGTTGCTGTCGCTTCTTCCGTGATTACGACGTTCACCACGACGTCGTCTTCCTCTGCTAACACCTGGAAGCGATTGGCCGAGAACAAGTCGGCCCACGCGACGTGGGTGTCGAGCAAAGGGGGTAGCTCTTCTTGCATGATGGGCTGCTGCGCAGCGATGAATTCTGCCATCAAGCGTTCGACCTCCTCATCCGGGAAGGCGATGGGGCCACGTATGATTGGACGTGGCCGAGCATGTTCGCCAGATAGGCGATTGTGGAGCTCCTGCACTAGCTCTTGCGGTGCGCCAGCCGGCACGCGGGTCGCCCTCATCGGCGGCGCGCGCGCTGGCGCTGCATCTACCATGTCACTCGATCTAGCTAGAGAAGCTGCAGCTGGCGGCTGCTGCTGTTGAGCATGATCGAGCTCATGGAGGCTGACTTGCACCACGGGTACAGGGTTGCCGGCCACTGTATCGGTGGTAATTCTGTGTCGAGAGACCAACTGCGCATCAACTCGACGATCCCCTGGGTGCGTGGTAACCTGGATGGACGCGGCGGTACCATCCAGTGCAGTTGTTGAGTCACGCGCACGTGACTCGGTTTGCGACGGATCGAGGCGATGTACCGGGTTGCGTACTGCCTCCTGCATTTCGACTTCCGCAGTTGTGGGGGGAGTTAAGCTCCCCCTGGGCTACACTTTTCGGCTAGCCGGGCCTTTGCTCCAACGAGATCTGACGGTTTCGGAGGGTGGGTGGGTGTGTGCGGTAGTTTTGTTCGTTACACCGGGTTGCCGGCCGCGGTGGCGAACGTAGGGGTTGGCAGCCCCTTGCCCACGACTAGGCGTAAATGGACTAACGCTAAACCATTGACGCTCGCGTAGTGGGACTTGTAGTACCACCCACGCGAGGGTGCGGAATTCCTCACGTGGGGCCCGGCGCCATGCAAGCCCGGAATACTGAAGTTCCCCGCGCTGTTTCCAACGCCTGACGGTCAGCCTATGTTTAAGCAACACGCTCCCCGTGAAAACCAC